CTGACATTTGATTTCTTTGGTCTTGGTTTAGGACAATCTTCGGGTGGCACTACTGCACACCATACGGCTTGTGGCGGCAACTGCTGCTGGGCCTCTCTCCAACGGTCTATGTAAGTATCCGGCATATTTTGCAGCGCAGCATAAATTGTGTCGTGTCTTTTTTCTAGCCGTTCAGATATTTCTTTCGCTGTCAGGCCATCTTGGTACTGGTGCAGTAGCTGCCTAATTTTTGGGTGACTTGGTTTCATGTGTTCTCTTCTGGGGGTGTGCAAGTGTGTATCGCCATAGACTTGCGTGTCATCACTTCCCCCACACCATATAGGCCAGCAACGTTACTGTTGCGGTTACAGCAATCACGGCAAGCAGTGCTTTGAAAGTTTCTGTAATGTCATCATAGGGGTCAGCAACACTGCCCCAGCTTCCCCTGTTGATGTACGCATCATTGGCTTCCTGTGCGCGTTGCTTGCGTATAGGGCAGTCGCGCCCTTGTGTGCAGTGGCCGTTAGCGTTACAGCAGTTCATTTGTATTCCTCCATACGTTTGTTTAAACGCTCAATGCGGCCCATATTGAGATCAAGAACAGCCTTGGCATACTCGACTGCACCTTCGGCCTCTAGCCTGTCCAGATGGGCCTGGGCAAGTTCCCTAGCAATGACCTCTGTTGGCGTTAGGTTGCGGTAGTAGTCCTTTAGAAACTTTAAAAATCTCATGGTTTTTTTCCTTCTTTTAAAATTTCCAACCGTTCCCGATTGGCTCTAAGTGTGCAATACCGCTGGTGGATTCGCTCCAGCATTGACACACGTTTGTGTTGCTTGCGTTCTTCATCAAGCAAAACCAAAAGTTCGGTTTCGCTGTAATTGGGCAACTCACTCTGAAATTTTCGCCATGTCAGCAATTTTTTTCTCCAGTTCGGCAATCCTTGCAGTCACCTTGTTGTAAGCCCGTGACGCAATGTTGTTTGTACGGGTTCGTATAGCAAGTTCCGCTTGCGCGGCTCTTAGCTTGGCCTTGAGTTGGGTTAATTTTTTGTTCATGTGCAAAAGTTTATCACACTTTTTAAGTTAAAGCAATCCAACTTCTCACGGCTAATTTCCTCTATTCATATCCATAACAATCCAAGGATTAGGCTTTACTTTCCAATGATTCTTGTCCCACCTTCTAAATTGTTTTCCAGTTAATTTATCTTCATAAATCACTGGATTTTCTTCCCAAGTTTCAATCAAAGAATTCATTTTGTCAGCGTGAGACTGTGCTTCTTCTTTGGTATAAAAACCTAAAGGAACTGGAGTTGGATCATTTGAACTCATTGCTCCCCACTTGTAATCAAAAGTCATTTCTTCATTCCTTTAGTTAAAGAGAATTTCTTTTCAACATCATTCCTGATGTTTGGCCTGGCTCAATCACAATCCAGCCGTTCTCATGGACTTCAATCAACTTTTCTTCAATCAACGGCCCTATGTACTTGCCCTTGTTTCCGTCTGCTGGTATTTGCGCCCTCAAGCTGTCCTTTGTGTATTTCTTGTTTTTCAAACCGTTGACCAATGCCCATTCATAAAGCGCACTACGGGTAAGGTAAGGTGCGCCGCCACGATCTTCTGCACCAGTAGCAAACCATGCCCGTTCAAACGATGAAAAGCCAAGCGATTCGCTTTTGCTCTTTGTTTCCGGCACTTGGCCTTTAACCACTACTGCGCTGGAAACGGCTTCTCCATCTTCATCAAACCAGCCAGGGATTGCTACCGATTCCAGATCAACATAAACCGGCGCGGCCATCTCGGCGTCTTTACTCTTGCGCTGCACAATTTCAATGGACTTGTCGCCCTTGGCGGGTATGACGCTGATCTCAATGTCTAAGGCACCACGCCATGCGCTAGAGCCTCGTGCGCGGTGTTGGGCTTCGTCTGATACGCCCGTGTGGTGAACCAGAATCACTGTGCATCCAAACTCTTCCATTAGCGCAGCGCAGGCATCTAGCATGGTCTTGGCGTCCTGTGCGCTGTTCTCATCACCGGCCATGAAACGGTGTAGGGTGTCTACCGTGATGACACTTGGTTTTATCTTGAGCGCCCTGACCGCTTCCAAAACCTTCAAATATCCTTCGGGGGTGTTAAGGTCTACACCTGACTTGCTCACCCACATATTGAGGTTAGTGACTTTGTTGTGGTGTTTCCATGCTGCAATCCTACTTCGCAAGCCGTGGTGTCCTTCACCGGCCAAATACACCATGTTTCCAGGTCTTACCTTGTGGCCGAACCAGCTTGCTTTTCCGCTGGCAATGTGCAGCATCCAATCCAAGGTCACAAAGGTTTTGCCGCCACCACTAGGCCCATGCACCATCACCAATGCCTTGTCCTGTATCCAGTGCTTCACAAGCCACGATATAGGCGCTGGCTGCTCCGAAAACCCATCGGCATGGACTAGGTAGTCCGTTGCCACTTGGGGCTTTAAAAGCAGCGCTAAGTCGTGCCCTGCTTGAACGTAGTCATTGGCGTCACCTTCAATGGGCGGTGTTGTCATGCGTACCCCAAACTTTGCGCTTGCTTGCTCTGCGTAGCGTTGGCCTACACCACTAACGTCATTGTCGGCAACAATGCAAATGTCCAATGCCGGATGCGCTGCTTTCAAAATTCCAGTAACCGGCACTAGGTTGCTTGCGCTGTACGCCACGGCGCAAGGCTGACCCGTCACCTCGGCAATGGTGGCCGCTGTTGCAAAGCCTTCGGCAATGTAGAGAGTGCTGGCATCATCCATGCTGCCAACTAGCCAAAACATTGAGCCGGTCTGTCCACCTGGGTGGTATTTCTTATCACCGTCACCGGCAATGTATTGGATGCTGGAGAGTTCGCCATCCGAGTTATACAGAGGCACCATCAAGCGCCCGTCACCCGTAATTCGTGCGCCATTAGGCTGTATGCCCTTGCGCTGTAGGTAGGGATGCTCTGGGCTTGCGGCACCTGCTTGCGACCAAATTAAATCCACGGTGTTCGCGGCCACTTCGCGGGTCTTGGCTTGCTCTGCATCGCGCTGCGCCTTGGCCTCTGAGAGCCTGCGAGACTGCGCCATTTCCTCAGCTACCGTCAGGCTGCGCCCTATGTCTGCCTTCCAAGTAAGTTCTACGCCAGAGCGCCAGCAACCAAAGCGCCCTGCCGGTACGCCATCGTTAAAGGCTATGTACCAACCAGGCTTGTCGTGGCCCTTTTCGCCCTTGGTGCCACTGTTAAATCGGTGGACTTTACCGTCTAGGTGTATGGCCTCCGGTGGCTTTAGCCCTGCGCCAAGCATGGCGTCTTTTAGCTGATCCTCTGGTGATTCGATGTGTTTTTGTGCCGGTGGCGACCAAGGGCCACCAAGGATACTTGCGAGGTCTGACATTTATTTTTATCCTTTGTTAAAAAGTTGTTGACACTGTACCACGAACTTGTGCTAAGATACAACCACGTTACGAACTGAGTCCAGACGGTAACGCAAACAGAGAAGGAGAGCCACATGGCTATATCGTTAAAACGCACCAGCGGCCTTAGTGCCAACGGTGTTAAGTTGCTTGTCTACGGACAGGCTGGTGCGGGTAAAACAAGTCTGATTAAGACATTGCCAAGCCCCGTTGTATTGTCTGCCGAGGGTGGATTATTGTCTATCCAAGACGCTGACCTGCCTTACTTGGAAATCACCAGTATGGATGACTTACGCGAGGCTTACAGTTGGGTGCTGGAGTCTGACTACAAGTCGGTGGCGCTGGACAGCATCAGCGAGATTGCTGAAGTTTGTTTGAACCACGAGAAGAAGGTCAACAAAGACCCACGCGCTGCCTATGGTGCAATGCAGGAGCAGATGGCCGACATTATTCGGGCATTCCGCGACATTCCTGGTCGCCATGTTCTGATGACTGCCAAGCTGGAGAAAACCCAAGACGAGATGGGGCGTGTTCTGTATAGCCCATCAATGCCAGGTAACAAAACCGGCCAAGCATTGCCGTACTTCTTTGATGAAGTGCTGGCGCTGCGAGTGGAGAAGGATGCCGAGGGCAATACCCAACGTGCCTTGATGTGCGATAGCGATGGACTATGGCTTGCCAAAGACCGTAGCGGCAAACTAAGCGCATGGGAAGCGCCTGATCTGGGTGAGATCATTGCCAAGATTGGCGGTGCAGCATGAAAATCAAACCTTTCGTTTATATCTATTTCACCAAATACACTTGGCAGGATAAAGGCATTTACCAAGTTTTCTCTTACAAATATGACGATGATGAAAATCGAACATTTGTAAGTGAGCAAGAAATTGAAATAGAAGTTCCAGATAAATACGACCCAATAGCACAAAAAATCGCTGCATTGGAGTCTCAGAAAGAAAAGGCAATGTTGGACTACAACGAAACCGTGATGGAGATCAACATCCGAATTAGCAAGCTGCAAGCACTGGAGTACACACCATGAGCCTCTACCAACAATGGCTAGACGCCAAAAAAACAGAAACCAAAGCAGTGGCTGATCGCCGCGACATTGAAGATCAGTTAGCTATCCACTTTGGCGTCCCTAAAGACTTGGATGGCACCTTGAAGAAAGAGGATGGCAACTTTGTAATCAAGATGGAAGGCCGAATCAACAAAAAGATTGATGCCGATAAGTTGCAAGTGCTGGCTGCTGAAGCTGGTCTATCTGAACATCTATCCAGCCTTTTCCGCTGGAAACCCGAGATCAATGCAAAGGCATGGGGCGCTGCGGCTGACGCTGTAACCCAGCCTTTGCTTGGTGCAATTACGTCCACACCTGGACGCCCTACTTTTACTATCACTAAGGATTAATATCATGGCTTTTTTAGACGAAGAATTTAGCGTAGACACGCTGCCCAAAGGCACCAGCAACTTTGAACCACTGCCAGAGGGTTGGTATAACGCCACCATCACTGGTGCTGAGGTCAAGGAAACCAAAGCGGGTGATGGCAAGTACATTGCCTGCAAGTACACCGTGACCGGCCCGAGCCATCAGGGGCGCGTGGTGTTTGGAAACTTGAACATCAAGAATGCTTCAACCAAAGCGGAAGAAATCGGACGCCAGCAGCTTGGCGAGATCATGCGGGCTATTGGGCTTGGCAAGGTATCGGATACCGACCAGTTGATCGGCGGCAACCTGGGCATCAAGTTGACCGTTCGCACTGGCGAGTATGCCGGTAACGAGATCAAGGGCTTTAGGGCTTTGAATGGGGCTGCACCTGCTGCCGCTGTACCGTTTAAGTCTGTAGCACCTAGTGCTACACCTGCCAAGGCTGCACCACCGTGGGCTAAGAAGTAAGCAAAAAAAGACCCCGCTGATTAGGGCGGGGTCAATACTCAAGGAGAACACACATGAAAATACCTGAACCAGAGATTACCATAACTTCCCTGATTGACCAAGCCCATGAAGCACGGTTAGAAAAGCCACGCGCCCACATGGGAGCCAGTACCTTGGGCCACCACTGCGAACGCTGGATGTGGTTGAGCTTTCGGTGGGCAGTGCAAGAACAATTCAAAGGCAGGATACTGCGCCTGTTCCGCCGTGGCAACAATGAAGACGCCACCATTGTCAGTGACCTGCGCTCTATTGGAATGACCGTATCAGGCACCCAGCGGCGGGTTGACTTTGGGAGCCATGTATACGGTAGCCTAGACGGTACTGGCAATGGTGTACCTGGTGCGCCTAAAACTGAGCACGTTTTGGAGTTTAAAACCCATAGCCTAAAGTCGTTCAACGACTTAGAGAAAAATGGCGTGGCAAAGTCTAAGCCCATGCACTTTACACAGTGTCAGGTCTATATGCACGGCACTGAATTGAAACGGGCTTTGTATGTGGCTATCTGCAAGGACGATGACCGCATCTACACCGAGCGCCTAGAGTATGACCGCGACCATGCGGTGAAGGCTATTGCCAAAGGCCACCGCCTAGCTTTGTCGGACAGAATCCCACCACCGATAAGCACTGACCCAACGTGGTTTGA